ATGTTGACGATTATTTCGCAGCAGTTGACAGAGCCATTGACAAGACATTGGAGATATATACAAAAAATGGAAAACTCTTGGTAGAAGATTGGGATATGTTCGACCAAGAGTTAGATACAAATGTTTTTAATGAATTAACCAAGTTGGAAGAGGATTAGAAGTCATTTTAAAGCCCCTAGGACGCATTTCTATGTGTCAGACGATAAAGTATAAGCCCTACAGATTTCGAACGTCTGTAGGGCTTTATTTATTATTTCTTTGTTTATTTTCTTTATTTTGTCTTATTTTTTGTTTTTTTGAGATATTTTTTATATATTTGCAAAAAACTGAATTAGATATGGAAACATGGAAAGATATTGAAGGATATGAAGGTATATACCAAGTATCAAACGAAGGAAATGTTAGAAGTTGTGAAAGGAAGATTGAATATTTGGTAAAAGGTAAATACAAAGGTAAAAGGGTTTTCCCTAGTGTTTTACTTAAAACTTGGATAAACAATGGTGGGTATGTATTGGTGGATTTACATATGAATGGAAAAACTGATAAGCGTACTATTCACCGTTTAGTAGCAGAAGCGTTTATCCCAAACCCAGATAATAAACCTTGTGTTGGTCATAATGACACCGATACTACGAACAATAACGTTGAAAATCTTTATTGGTGTTCATATCTAGAAAATAATATACATCCAATAACTAGGGAAAAACGTTCAAAAACTATGAAAAATATTGGTGCATCTTGGCTTCATACTGAAGAAGCTAATGAAAAAAGAAAGAATAAACAAATAGGACGTAAATTATCAAATAAAACTAAAGAAAAAATATCAGAAGTAAAAAGCAAACCAATATATCAATACAATCTTAATGGTGAATTAATTGCAATCTATAAAAACTCTGTTGTTGCTTCAAAAAAAACAAAATTTCCTCAAGCTCAAATAAACAAACATGCTCATGGAAAATATTATAGTAAGGAAAGAGACAAATGGTATTTCAAAAATGAATATAATGGTTACAGATGGAGTTTTTACCCATTGTAACCCTTTTTATTTAACGTAAATCTGTGTTTTTACGATTAGTTGCCCAAATTTGTGTTTGGGGATTTGGCTTATTCAATTTTGCATTGTCTTGGCAACATGAGCATCCGCAAGAACAACAGTCAACTAGTGGGAATGATACTGTATGCTCGCAAAGCCATTTTTTCAACTGGTCTTTCAACACTTCAACTTGATTCCTCAAGTGTTGCTGAATGTATGTAAGGTCTTTAAGAGTTATTGAATTACTATTATCCGATTTACCAAGAGTTATACCTACGGAACTTATATTCGTCCATAAAAATGGCAATCCCTCATAACAAGTAGCATAGCACAAATACTGCCACAATCCTCCTTCTGTCAATAAAGTCGCATTAGCCTCTGAAACAGTATTTGTTTTAACTTGCTGTTCAATCTCGTCAAGTAAAGCACTACCAATCAAAGGACGTAACCATATTTCAGTTGCCACTGGCACATATAGCATTATCTCGCTATAATCATAATTTTTGCCTATTGGAGAATATTCTGCAAAGAATTTTTTATTTATAATCATACTAAATTATTTGGTTTTTAATATTTATTTATATATATTTGCACAAAATAACTTTTATTAAACATATGATAATTAAACATGAAATTAAGACAATTTGAAACTATAGAAGGTGTTTATTCTTTCAAAGCTGATGATGATTGGGGAGATTATTACAAAGGGAAATATAGAAAAGGCACAAAGGTAAATGGTTATAATAAACATTGGTATAACTGCACTGATGGAGAAAGGCATAGACAACTTGAGCATATAATGAAATGGGAATATTTCAATGGTGAAATTCCAGATGGTTTAGAAATTGACCATATAATACCAATTATGAATGGCGGCACAAATAAACTATCGAATCTGAGACTTGTAACTCATAAAGAAAATATGAACAATCCTAATTCTTTAATTAACAAAAGCAATAGTCATAAAGGGCAAATTGCTTGGAATAAAGGAAACCCTTGGGATGAAGAAACAAAAAAGAAAATTAGCGAAAGCAAAGAAAAATACAAAAAAAGCGTTGTTCAACTTAAAGATTATGTTGTTGTTGATATATTTGATAGTATAAGAGAAGCTGAGAGAAAAACAAATATAAGTCACTCAAATATACAACATTGTTGTAATGGTGGCTACTTTTACAAAGGTAAATGGGTTAGCATAGAACAAGCTAGTGGTTTCAGATGGATGTATAAGTCTGATTATGAAGAAATGCTAGCTGAACAAGCCAACTAGCATTTCATTTTTAAAGTGTGTTATTTTCTCTTTCTTCAACATCATCTTCAGTTGATGTTTCGCCTTGTGATTGAACATTGGTATCAACAGTTGATGGTTCTGTGTCATCTGTCTTATAGCGAAGTGGCTTGAGCATTATGGTAACATCAACTCCATTTGATTTGAAGAGAGTATTTATAACGTCTAGAATCTCCCTTCTATTGTTATTTGCAACATTAATGTTATAAAGTCTATACGCCTCTTCCATGTAAGCTCCAGAGTCAGAGAATCCAACATCATCAGAAGGATAACCAATTAATGCTTTACTGTTGATTCTATGTGCTGCCATGATGCGGTTGATTGTTCTTTCATTTGATTGAGAATATAAATCAACATGGCTGACACTTGCTTGGAAAGGTGTAAACTCAATTGGCTTATCTTCTATATTATTGCGGAATGTTATAACGAGACTATTAGCGTTTTGTTCACCAGTGAACATTTGTGTGACGTTATTGATGATTGCTTCTCGTTGTTGGTCATCCTCTACTGCTGGCAATGTTATAGCACCAACTGGAGTAAATCCATTTGTTACACTCTTAAGGTCATACGTCTGAAATTTTGCCTCTGACATTATTGCATTTAATGCTGATGAATATATTGGCAAACCATAATAAGCATTAACTGGATTGTACCTCTTGTGATAGAACAAATATGCCTCACCTCTTGGAATTTCCTTCTCTTCTTGGAAACCGAACATTGGAATCTTTATAGGCTGATATTTTCCAGTTGCGCTCCAATCCTTGCATAGATAAGCATTGTTGATAACACCATCTTCATCCATTTCTTCAAGTCTGATTGTTTCAATTGGTTGTGGAAAGAATGAATATGTCTTATTATCTTTATTTTTAATAATCTGGAATGCAAATGCACTGTATAAACAATAATCAAACGCCAATGCCCTTATAAACTCATTCCATGACATTGAATAATTTGGGTTTGGAATATCACCGTTTTTTATCTTCATTTGTTCCCAATCTATTCCATCGCCCACAATTGCATTACAAGCATAGTCAATACATGAACGATGTGTTACAGATGTGTTATAAAGGTCAATCAGCTTAAATGGATACAAATTGTCACTACCATAGTTAACAATGCCATATTGGGCATTATATTTCGTTAGAGGGGCATTTGCAATCTGCTTATCAAACTTCATAACATTCAACATGTTTCCCCTTGATTGCTGCATCTTTGCAATTGTAGATTTATTCAATGAACCTAATTTACGTCCCATAATATTTTATTATATTTTTGAATATTTATTTATATTCTAAACATATTTGGCAATAAAAAAGGATAGATTGTTGGTCTATCCTTTTAACTCGCATTCTGAACTGTCCAATTGCATGGATACGTATCACCTCCGCGTATAGTCAATTGGAGTTGGATAGACGTTTGGACCAGCTGTCAATGTTAACAATCCGCTTGCATCATATTCAAACTCATTCCTAGCCAAATTATAAAATCCACATTTGTTGTCAGATGTTCTTACGCAAGGTATACCATGAGTCAACAAGTTTCCTTGTCTATCTTCAACCTTCACCTCATAAATCTTTGCTTTTGCAGTGGAAGCTCCAGAGTCGCTTGTATTATAGAAATTAAACAATCCAACCTTTGTGGTGTTATTAGTCATGGTTCTACTTCCAGTCAATATAGTTGTTGTTGTTGTGCTTGCCGTAATATTTGTCAAATCTACATTTGGATATGTTTCTCCATCAATCCAATAAGTCTTTGCTTGAATTTTTCTTCCAACTGCCAAAGAATTATCAGCAGTGTTTTTGTCATGGTTTACAAAATTTACAGCAAGTCTGTTATAACCACTACCTATCATCTGATTTTGCATGTATGAGTTACCAAATAGATTACCATAGGTGTTTGTCAAGTCTGAAGGTTCAAATAATATTGTGTATGTATAACCAGACGCATCATTGGTAACTGTATTTGCGAATGACAATGCAAGGAAATCTTGTCTTTGAACATTACTTACTGCTGCTGAATTTTCGATATATTCAACTTCTCTGTATCCGCTAGGCAGTCTTGAACCACAGTCGGTTGAGCCACTTTCGATTAAATCACCAATGACATAGTTCGTTGTTGCGCTCGTTGTGCCATCAACATTTCTGTCATACTCTTGCATTTTCTTGTACTTGTTGCCACCATAACACATGTATTCCCCACTTACCTCTTGGTATACATATTTGGTAAGCCATTCATTAGTTTCACAGAACATGTAATCAGTGTTGTCAATGTCTGCTGACATTCCCCACCAAGGACACTCATAAGATTCAGCCTCAGTCATGGATGAGAACGTCACATTATCTGGGGGGTCTTGCATCACATCATAATACATTGGATATATTGGTGAACCACCACCTTCATTATAATCTATTACGTCTCCAATCTGAGCATCCGTAAGATTTGCTTGAGCCATATAAACCCAATAGAAATCACCGCTCCATTGTTCACTGTTATCATTCCATCCATAGCCTACGAAAAGAGCACCAGCAGCAGAACTATCAACATTAGTACTACCATATGTGAATGACATTGGTGTAGATGATGTATTCTGTGTCCAGTTGTCATATTTGACCTTTGTATCATTGTCATAATAAGTTCTGACAGACATTATATCTGCATTTGATGTATTCCAAGCCAATGAGTCAGTCTCACCAAGTCCATGAAGAGTTAAGTAACCATTTCCTTTAAGACGATACATCCAGTTATAGTTAGCAGCTCTGTTTGTAATTATATTTTCACCATTCGTTGTTTTTGCTTTGCAAACAATAGTCATATCTGAAGAATTGGAATTTGAACTCCTATTGAACAATGATATGTCTTGGTTTTCCTTCCTTATTCTAAATGAAGAATCGGAGATGGTTATATATCCATCTGCTGAATGGTCTACAATGCTAGTTGGATTATTTTCGGCAATGGCATCTGTATCATTCAACTGTCCACTTGTCATCGGAATTGAATGTGTTGTAGCATCATAGTTCTTTGCATTATAATTCAATACAAACGGCACATTTGGCAATGTTGCAGTACTTCCACTCACTTCACCAACATTTACCCAACTATTTCCACTGTAGATAAACTCACAAGTTGCTTTAGTTGAAGGTGGAGTAACTGCTGAACTTGCAACCATTGTTCCTCCAGATGCATTATGGAATTCATTATTTACAATATCATATAGACCTACTGCATCATCAGAATCTCTTTGACAAGGTACAAACTCTTTTACTAAAACATCGTTTTGCCAAATCTTCAAACTATATATACGACCATAGTCGATGTTATTTGTGTTTTGAGTACCATCAATATGGAACAAATACATTTGATTTGGTCTTGAAAAGACTGTTTTAGCAGTTTCATTAATCAAATAGTTTCCAGTGTTCAAGTCTTTGATGTAATAGTTTCCAATTTCTATATTAAATCTTTTTGACCAATCTCCAGTATTATAGTAATTTCTACTATTGGTAAAATCATAAATAAGCCAATTGTTTACTGCTGAGTCATAGTTAAGAAACACTCTCCAGTCATCTGAATCGTTTGAACCATAATCTCCAATAATAGCATTACCTTTGGCTTGTGTCATTTGGAAATCAATCTGTATCCTTGTATTTGCTTGGAAATATTCACCTAGTCCTACATAACCGTTATGTGAAGCATTTCTTTCAATATATTCAACCTCTGTATAACCTTGTGGTAATCTTGATGGTTGAGGTATTACCTCTTCGTCAATGGTAAGCTTGCCCTCATAATAGGTGATATTCCTACCACTTCCATATACGCCATATTCCTCATATTGGTTGAGGTTGTTTCTCTTATACCATTTCCCATCTGCATTGTTGAACACATCCTCAAACTCAGTGTCTTGGTATTGCGATATGTTGTCCACAACAGCATAGCAAGGTGTCTGTGCTGTAGGAGAACCGCCACTCACTTTGTAATAGCAAATGGCATTATTGCGGTAGACCTTGATGATGTTGTCATCACCAAAGTTCCAATCGTAAATTGTATTGTTATCGTATTTAATCATAATATATTATATATTAACTGTTTGGTATTGCTCGAATTCTACTTGCATATGTGCTCCAATTTCTTGCTGATTTATATGAATTAACCAAGTTAGATGGTACATATATTGGACAGTTGTTCGTATTTGTCAATGCGTTTGCATTCCAAAGCTCAACTACACCGTTTGTCTTCAATATGGTAATGCTTTGAAGACTGGTACAACCACTAAACGCATATGAATCTATTGCTGAAGTCCCACTAGGAATTGTAATGCTTTGAAGACTAGTACAACCATTGAAGCAACCACTAGTAATGTAGCTGTTATAATTATCATCTAGTGTTATACTTCTTAAACTTGTACAACCATTGAAAACATTATTACCAAAACTCATAACATTATTTGGTATGGTTACGCTTGTAAGGTGTTTAAATCCTTTGAAGGCGTTAGTATAAACTCTACTAAAACAATCTCCGAATTCTACACTATATGTGGTAGATGAATATTGCTGTGTTTCAGCACTTGATATGTCTTCTCCACTTAAAGATGAACTTCTTGGCAATTCAACTAATAGATTGCCATTATAACCATACAGCCTTGCTTTGTATTCTGTTGTTTGGCAGTTTGGTTCAGATGATACAATATTGTTAGAAAAATTATTCCAAAATTTAGTAGTTCTGTACGAATGTACACTTGAGCAAGGAACACTAACAGTACTTAGATTTGATGGTTTATATGAATTATCTATTAATGTAGGTGGTGTTGTTGCTTGTATAGTAACTGCTGACAAAGTATCATAGAGTCCATCAAATATGTCATTGACCTTTGTTATGCAATCACCAATCCATATGTCAGTTGCCCCACTCACAATGTTGTCATTGCTGACTTCGCCACCTTTATATCCGCAACCCATTAGGCTGACTTCACCATTGGAATTAAATGACTTGAGCAAAAGTTCTGAATCTTGTACCGATACCCATTCATTATTGCTAGTGTACTTATATGCTTGACCGTTCGTATAGCAATACTGTCCAACACCAACTGTAGGACAAGTCACAGCCTCCATTTGAGCCACACTTGAATATGTCAATGCAGAAGAAGGTGCTGTCTTTGCGGAATACTCTACAGATGCTTGCATTGACCCAACGATGATATGTATTGGTGTGGAATTCCAATAGTTTATGCTGTCAATGACAATGCTCTGTGGTGCTTCAGAAGGCAAAGATAAATAAAAATACTCACCATCATTTGTTACAGTGCCATTATAAGAGCCACTACCCCAATAACGATAATCTGCCATTCCACCAGTATCAAACGATATATGTAATTCACCATCATTATTGTCTCTGATAGGAAAATCAACCCATCCAATTGATTCAACATCAGCATATGGTATCTTGAAAGTGGTTGATAGTTCTTGACCAACATAAGGTGATGGGTTTGTATCATCAATGGTATAAGTCACTGATGAGTCAACATAAGAGCCAACAACGACCCAAGAGCCTCCACTGTACTGATATTCAGTTTCACCAACTACAGCTAACTTTCCTTCATAAGTTGTTGCTGATGCAATGTCACTTACAACATCATATACGCCATATTCCTCATATTGGTTTAGATTATTCTTTATGTACCATTTACCATCAGTCCAACTGTATACAGAATCATATGTGGTAGAAGCATATTGCGAAATTGACTGAGGTATGACCTCGTAGCAAGAACTTGGTGTTGGTGGAGTAGGTGGAGTAGTCTGTGGATACAACTTAATACTCCCTAAGTAAATCTGAACTGAATCAGAGCTACCTAGGTAAAATTTGTCAGCTATCAAACCTCCAATATTTATTTGACTCATACGTTAACCATTTATTACATACAAAGTGTTTGCGTCATAGTTTGGACTAAGGGCATTATAAGCACTTTGTGTTATTTTCTTAAGCTTCAATCCATCTAACTGTGTATAGACTGCACCACCAGCCACAGCATTGGTGCTTCCACTAACAACAGTTTGGTCTACAGTTCCACCACCTCCAAGATTGTCTTGAAGCTTAATGTCTGTTCCACCACTTGTAATGTAGATGTCACCATTCTGTCTTATTTCAAATGCATTATGCCTTGCTGAACTTGATGTACCATTACCTACAGAGAATAATGTGTTGCCACTGTCTCCAAATGTTGTTGAAGCTGATGATGGATTATTATAATATCCAATATTAACAGATTTAGTATTACTTTTTAAACCTTCACCTATACCGAATGAATCGAATTCAATCTCATTATTATCACCAATAATTCTAGCATAACCTTTTGCAATGTTTTTATTTCCTATAATTAAATTATATCCATTGCTGTAAACATTTACATCATTTGAAGATGTAGTACCATTAGAAATTATAGTGTTGTAGTCACTTAATCCACTACCACTAATAGAACTACCTATGAATATATTATGGCCATTGATTTTATTTTGTCCTACAAAATTATAGCCACATATAAATACTGTAGCTGAAGATGCTGATATTGGCAATGTACAGTTGATAGTATCAGCTGTTTCTCCAGTTGTAATAGAGATATTTGTTCCACCACTAATTGCTTTTCCGCCACCTCCTCCACCAGTGGCAGAAATGACATTATCAACAATGGTTATGTTGGTGCCTGCTGTAAGAGTTGTCTGTTTTGATGCTAATGCTGTATCAACTTCAGTCTTACTATAGGTTGTTGCTGCATCTGCCTTTGATGCAAGGGCTGTGCTGATTTCAGTAGCTCCAGAAGTCTCTGATTTGGTATAATAGTTAGACAAGTCCGCACCTTGTGCGTCCGTTATAATATAAAAGACATTTGGGTCTTTTACAGTTAAAGCATCATATTGTGCTTGTGTTAGCTCCACAGTCTTTGTGGCATTACTGTCTTCTATGTTATAGGTTTGTCCAGACAAACGAATTTTATTAATATTTGCCATTATATAATGATTTTAAAAACTTAAGTTATTTCAATAAACATATGAAAAAAGGTGAGAGTATAAATACCCTCACCACATCAAATGTTAGAAGTTTATTCTTAATGTCTATGCAAAATCAAAAATCAAAGTTTCACTATCGTTGCCACTTCCTAGAGAAGCAGTCATCAATGCAATGTTTCCACTACCAAGAAGTGAATTTGTTCCAACAGTTTTGATGTTGGTTCCACTAACAAGAGTGTCTTGTTTTGTATCTGTTGCAGCTGTGATAGCATTATAGATACCACTTGACTTAACTGGATTGCTTGAACCACTAGTTACATTATCATCCATTGTAAGGGGTACGCCAGTAACAGAAATGGTGTTGTTGGTGATGTCAATGCCAGTGCCAGCAGAAAGTGTTGCTTGTTTTCCGCTCAAAGCCGTATCAACCTCTGTCTTGGTATAGGTTGTTGCTGTATCTGCCTTTGCAGCAAGCAGACCATCCACATCAGTCTTGGTGTAGTAGTTTGAAGCATCGAAAATCTGACTGATTGGAATGTCGATTGCTTGTTTTCCAGCATCAGTGTTGAAAGTGATTTCAAGAACTGTCACCTCGCTACCACCACTAGTTACGCTAGTAATTACAACATTCTCAACCATACCGTCAACAAGGAATGGGGAAGCGTCAATGTAGGAAAGAACAGTACCGCCAGTTGAGGTGTTATAGAAGTTGATTCTGTGAGTTGTGGAATCATAGTCAGCAACACCGAACAAGCCAGTGATGTCTGATGCATCAAGTTTTGCATTCCATGCAGTCTTGTCTGCAACTGTTACATGAATGTCAGTATTGGCTGTGTGTGCAGTAACAACACTGTTTAGGGAATCTACAGTAGAACTGTCAGCCTTTCCGCTGATTGCATTCTCAACATCTGTAGCGGTCTGATAGCCAGCTTGACCAACAGTTTCAAGAACTGCTGCACTTGATGCAGTAATAGCATCATAGATACCACTGCCCTTGACGGCATTTGTGCCACCGCTAGTAACAGTGTTATCAAGTGTATGTAGAGCATTGTCATCAACAATATTATAAGTTACTCCACTTAATCTGATTTTCTTAATATCTGCCATGTTTAAATATATATATTTAGTTTATAGTTATGTTCTGTGCGTTAAGTGACAATACATCACCTTCAACAGCTGAATAGCCAGCGAACAAACCCTTCGCTTCAAGTTTTGACATGTAGTTCTCAAGCAAAGAATCTGTTTCTGTCTTGGTATATGTGTTAAGGAGTCTTTCGCCTTGCTGTCTTACAACTTCTGCCAATTCATTGACTTCTGACTTGTCAGCCTTGGTTCTGATTGATTCGTCAATCTGTTCTTGAACCTCTTCCCTGGTCATGCCACTTACCTCATCAATCAACTTTTCAGTTTGCTCCTTGGTGTAGTAGTAGTCGGCATTGGCAAGTACAACTGTGTTATCGCAATACTCCCATCTTTTCATATCGCAATCTGGGTATATCATTTCTAGAAATATATTTTACGTTTTATTTAAATAAACATATTTATTGAGCAATAGGTTCTATTCTGTTTGCAAACTCTCCCCATGCTGCCTTGTATGCATCAACTGACTGACTTGGAACATATATCTTATATGTGGCAATGTCGCTGCCTCCACTGATTATGGAGAACGCATTCAATCCTATTTGCGGAGGTGTGGTTGCCAAACACCTTACAACCCTATGGTCTTTCATATACATCATCTTGCTATACTTGTCAGCATCTTGAGGTGTCCAATTCTCTGTTCTAAATGCATTATCGCCAATGCTCGTAACAGAACTAGGTATTGTGATGTCGAGATAGCTTAAGCAGTCATAGAATGCCATCATCCCTATTTGAGTAACACCATTTGGAATGGTGAATGAACTTAGGTTATAGCAACCTTCCATCAAAAAAGAACTAATACTTGTAACGCCATCTGGAACTGTTACGCTAGAAAGACTATAGCAATTCTTAAACGCTTGCTGTCCAATACTTGTAACACTACTAGGTATGGTTACGCTCGAAAGAATAACACACCCAGCGAAACAATCATGACTTATTTCAGCAACACAATCACCAATAGCAACATATGTCATTGCGCTTATGTCTGACATTTCACCACCCTTGTCTCTGATGTCTGTCATTATATCTGTATATGACAATGTATCACCACTCCCATTACAAGGAATTGTGTTGGTATTACCATTTATTGTATAGACTACCTTGCCATCTATTGGTGTAGGAGGTGTCACTGGCCATACCAAATTCTCACCAACATATATCTCAGTTATGTCGGTTCCACTGTAATGTACCTCTGTAAGTCCACTGTTATTGTTTATTACTACCATAATTATTCGTAAACTAGATAGATGGTGTCAGCATCCTTATTTACAATGTTGTTGTACTGAGTCTTCGTTCCATGCCAAATCTTAGGAACTTCGCCCTTTGTGGCAAATAGAGCATCTGACTGTGATTTGTTGTAGTATGAATTCAAATCGCTTGTGTCAGCTTTGCTTGACAGTAGGCTATTGGTCTCAACCTTAGAATAGGTTGTGGCTGTGTCTGCCTTTGCAGCAAGCAATTCGTTTGTTGCAGTCTTATTATAATACTGTGTTGGGTCAAATATTCCACCTTGAGTTATCTTGTTATCTATCGTTTCCTTGTCATAGGTGTAAGCTGTCAAGTCATTCTCAGTTATGTAACCTTCTAGCGATTGATGTGAAGTAAGGTAAGGAACATCATTTTCGAACGCAGATACAAGAGTAGGCACTGTAGGAATGTCTATCTCTGCTATTGAAGCGTCAATCATCTCTTGTGCTGTCTCTTGGGATATTCCACCACCACTGGTTATAAGGTTATCAACCTCTGACTTTGTATAATATGCATCTGCATTGGCTACCACTGGAGTACAACACCCCATGCCAATGTTGTATACGTTTCCTTCGCAATTGCAAGCCATGTTATTTGTATTGTTTTAATCTAGATTATTATTATATAGAATAAACATATGAAAAAAGGAGTGGTTTGATTAACCACCCCTTTGACGTTTATGGGATTGCTTGAATTCTACTTGCATATGTGCTCCAACCACTTGCTGTCTTATAAGCATTTACACTTGCTGCTGGAACATAGATTGGACAGTCATTGGTGTCTTCGAACACATTGCTTCCAACTGTAGGAGGTGTAGTTGTTTGAATAGTTACACTTGTAAGCCTAGTGCATCTGCCGAAAGCATCACCACCAATACTTGTAACACCACTACCTATAGTAACACTTGTAAGAGGACATTGGCCGAAAGCACCATAGCCAATACTTGTAACACTATTAGGTATTGTTATACTTGTAAGGTTACAAGTATAGAAAGCTTGCTGGCCAATAGTTGTGACACCACTGCCTATTGTACAACTTGAAACTCTAGAATAATGGAAAACATCATCGCCAATAGTCGTAACACTGTCTGATATAATTACACTTTCAAGACTAGTACAATCCATGAAAGCCCACTCACCAATAATTGTAACGCAATCTCCTATAATGGCTGTAGTTGCAGTAACATTTCTGCCTACCTCAGATTGAGTCAAAGTGGTACTTTCATTACAATTCACAACTGAAGTCGTATCACCTATAAGTTTAAGTTTAAATTCAGAGCAACCAATCCTATCAGCATATGTGCTCCAACCACTTGCTGACTTATATGCATTTACACTTCCGCAAGGAACATAGATTGGACAATTATTTGTATTAGCGAACGCATTGCTTCCAATTGTAGGAGGTGTTGTGGCATTAACAGTTATGCTTGTAAGACCACTACATCCATTGAAAGCACTAACGTCAATGTTTGTAACACTGTTTGGTATAATTATGTTTTCAAGGCTAGTACAATCCATGAAAGCACCTTGGCCGATGCTAGTTAAACTGTCTGACAGTGTTACGCTAGAAAGGCCAGTACATTCGGAGAAAGTCAGATTGCCGATGCTTGTAACGCTGTTTGGTATGGTTACGCTAGAAAGGCTAGTACAGTAATTGAATGTGCCATATGCAATGCTAGTAATGCCACTTCCTATGCTGCAACTTGTAAGACCGCTACATTTATAGAAAGCTTGATTGCCGATGCTTGTCACACTGTTAGGTATTTCTATGCTTGTAAGGCCGCTGCAATGTCTGAAAGCATTAGCACCTATGCTAGTGACATTGCTTGGTATTGTTACACTAGAAAGGCTAGAAGAGCTTGTGAATGCGCTTGTCCCAATCTCTGTGACACAATCTCCTAGAATTATACTAGTAGCACTAGTTGAACCTACCTCAGAACTACTCAAGGTGGTACTTTCATTACAATCTATAACTTCAGTTGTGTCACCTATGAGCATGGCCTTGAAATGGACATAGTTAATTGTAACTTCACATTCTGTCCCATCGCAGAATGTAATTTTAAGGGTGTACTGTGTTGTTCCATTGTTGTCTTGCGGAATATATACCTTGATATATGTATTCTGTATTGTTATATTGGTTATCGTACCTCCTAGGTCTACCACATTTCGAACGCAGCAACTAGTGGGGATAACCAAGTATTGTCCTTTGGAATTAATATCAAACACCGTTCCCGCTGGCAAACAATCGTTACCATTTTTCACCACTACGTTATATGTATCTGTTTTGTTGTTGCAGTATGTGAGGCTCAATGTACTTCTAACATTGCTATCACTTGGAGGCAATGTGTTACAAATCTGTACCGTATACAATTGGTCTGGCATACCGCTCGTAGGTGTTACTGTAATATGTGGTTCTGAAGACGATATAGACCAGGGACTGTTTGACAACAATCCATATTCTTTGCAAGATACGTCATTGAAAACAATCTCAAATGGGAATGAAGACTGCATTCTGCAAGTGCAATCATATGATACGAATGTTTCTGTCTCCAAGAATGTACCTACAATGTTTAGGAATGAAAACTGTGACTCATACCCATCAAGAGCCATATATCTGTAAGTAGGATTCATAAGGGCATCGAACTCTTCCTTAAGCAAATACCTTGCAGTGTTGTGCCCAACACATTCGTATCCATTGTACTTTGATGTGAATTTCCAATTGGTAGTTCCATCCTTCTCAACTGATATGTTATCTAGGTAAGAGATGAAAGTACCATTGTCATGACTGTCAAACAAATTAATAGAGATTCTGTTTGTTTCTTCATTTGTTGCCGTCACAGTAAATGCTGGTTGCAGCCCAAAATGGAATCCAACCAATATATACCCACCGCAAGATGTCTCTATGATAGCGGCATATTTGTTTTCTGTAAACTCAAGCAAATTGTAGTGCCAACTGGACTTATAACCATCGAACTTGATATTGAATTGAACCCTATGCTGTATGCTCTTGCCATCAAATGTTTCTGTGAAAACAGCACTGTCCTTATTGTAATCTACGTCCTTGAAACCATCATTTGTGTAAATCACATGATTACCGCTAAGAAGGCTGTTCATTGACTCATTCAGTCTTAAGCGGCCAAATGTACAACGATGGTATCCACATTCGCTTGGTGTTGCATAATCTATACCTTGTATCCTAAGTGTTGGATGGTTGCTTATAGTGGCTAGCGTAAAGTCCGTATGGGAGCCTTCTGCATCCAATGTGTATGTGTAAGTAACCTTGCAAGGAAACATTGGGTTAACGAGCCAGTATTCTCCATCAACAGTCTTTACAATTGCATAGTACCTACCTTCAAAGTCAGTATACCTTGCATAGCCATTCATGCTGAATGTAAGAGTATGTGTGAACTTGTATCTCTCGTCTAACTCATCCGTATCAGAAAGATTGATATTATACACTGATAAAGCCATAGGGTCTTGTGCCGAACTTGTGACATAGGCTTCACCGCTATCAATATGGATGTCCCTTAAGTCATCCTCTTCGATGAGATACACAACCTTCTCTAACTTGTCAATGTTATATCCACAGTTGTTATTTTTGTAATTAGATACACTCATATATGTTTATTCTAAATAATTTATTTTATTAAACATATCAAAATGGGTAAGATAATAATAAAAAGAGCAACGTTGGTTGCTCTTTTATTTTGTATTGCTAATATACGAAAAAAAAATTGGAATAGCCAAATAGTTATTCCAATTTTTTATGTTTTTAAGCTTTATTAAGCAGCCACATTATCAAGTAATCTAGAAACAGCCTCAGTGCTCAATGGCAGTGGACTCTCAGCGATATTACCGCTAAGTACAAACTGAAGACCATTAGTATCAGAACCACCTGCAAGAGTTGCAGTTTCAGCCTCAAGTGGAGACATTCTACCCAATCCAAGATAGTTACCGTCAGCAGTCTTAATGACTACGAAATAACGACCAAGAGCAAGAGCATCCAATGCGCCATGCATACAAGCATTATACACACCAGATACGTTGAAAGTAACTGAAGCATTACGATATTTGTTACCAGCATCCTCAACAACTAGAGTATCTTCAAAAGAAGCACTGTTTTTGGCTGGTTCAACATGATAAACCTTTTCTCCTTCTTTAAGTTTAACATCTGTAATCTCATCACATCCGCTAATAGAAAAACCGCTACCGCCGTTTACTTCTGGGTCTCCGCTCAAAGAGTCTCTGTTAACAAGATATATGTCAACAATCTCTGGAAGTGCGTAGCCACAACTTGAAGTCCTTAAAAGGTTAGTATTTAATTTACAAATTGCCATAATATTATGTTATGTTTGATTTTGTTATTTTTCTTATTTTTATGGAAGGTGAACCTAATTGTCCACCCTCCAACATCTAGGATTTATATATAGTTATGTAGACAAATGAGCCTAATTAAGCACCATATACGAACAAATCTGGCATGATTACACCTACAGCAATGTTACTGATTGCAAGAACTCTGAACATGTTGTCACCAGTCGTCTCTCTCATGTCGATAAGCTTGTACTCAAGATGAGAATCGAAAGTATCATATCCAAGTACCAAGTTACGAGCTGGACCGAACACAACCTTGTTCTTGCTAACCATTGAAGGAACAATCTCATATCCCATTACGAAGATACGACCGTTTTCCCTACCATAGTTGGCGAATCTGTCATTCATTGAATTACCGCAGCAAAGCTTTCCAAGAGCAATCTCTAGAACTCTAACGTCTGCATGATTCATGAATACCTTGTAACCCTCAGTGTCAACCTCTGCTGCATTAGCAAGGTCAATACCCTTAAGGATAATGTCTTCAACTTGTGCAATGATGTTTGCAACAGTGAAAGCAGTTACAGTGTACTTGTTAGCTGCTGGAAGAGCTGCCATTTTCTTCTCAATACCATCAGTTACCTTCAAGTAAGTCTTTGTGGTAGCTGTACGAGCTGTATCACCTTGCCAGAAAATCTCTTGATACTCTTTGCTCATCTTCTGACGAAGCTTGCCAAAGTACCACTCACCGAAAGACTGTGGTACACCACCCCTCAATGAAATCTCGGTTTGGTCAACAAGGAAAGTATTCCAGAATGTGTCATAACAGTTCTCTTGGTTAACCTTGATAGCTGCTGGTTCAATGAAACTTTCAGCTAGACTTGCAGCACCCGCTGGAGTGAAAGGACAAGTATAAGCTTGCCATGCATCACCAATCTCACCGTTGTAAAGTTTAACCTTTCCCTTTACACCATCCATGAAGGTAATACCATACTGACGAAGGTCGATGTCATATATATCTTTAGAGAAGATGTCTTGTGCTTCCTTTCCACAGTATGTAAGATTACTTAAATCTATGAAATTAGCCATAATTAATTATAGTTTAGTTTTTGTTATTTTATTCGTTATTTTAATTAAACATATGTAATTTTTCATTGGTAAAGTATGTTATCCAATCATACTTCTCATCTGTTCTCTCCAAGCACTATAAGTATCGCTAGCACTTGGTTTTGCATTAGTGTTGATAGGCTTCGCTGATGGTTCTTTGCTTAGTTCCTTAACCTTGTCGTTCAAGCCATTGTTCATTTCTTTAAGAGCATTAATCTCTTCCTTCAGTGAGTTGATAAGCTCTTCAAGATGTTTGTTGTCTTCTTGAGGTTTTGGCTCTTCAACCTTTGGTTCCTCAACGGTTGGTTCCTCTACCTTTGGTTCTTCTACAACAGTATTAGGTTCTTCAACTATTGGCTGTGGTTCTGCTTGAGGTTCTGCATTTTGTTCCTCTAGTTCTGTCTTAATAGCTTCAACCTCGTTTAAGTAATCTTCAACTGATGTGAAACCACTGTTATTTGCCAATTCAAGCAACTCTGGAGTAATCTTCATTGACTCTGAGCTTTCAATGTCTGCTTCAGCCTTCTTGCTGAATGCTTCCTTTAGGATGTTCTTTAACTTATCCCAAAACATGTCATTTGTCTCTATATTCATATTATTTTCATTTTGTTTGCTAAACTCTTCCAAGGAAATCATTGATTCAACTGAGAAACCATTAAGCTCACCAGCCTTGATACGCTCCCATACCTCGATATTATTCACTTTCATACCAATCATCCATGTGTTTTTAGGAACATTGAAACCAAGTGCGTTTGCTTTGTCTTTGTATGGGTCTTCAACTAGCCATGATTCCACAAGGTATACTTCATCTGCATTCGTCTCATGGTCAAGAGTAGTTTCATGCTGTCTGTACTCTTTTAAGTATTCTTGAGACATTTTGATAATACTTTCTTCTGTAAAATTAATGTAGAACTCTTGTTCTCCATTATTTCTGTAAATATCTTTGTTTGGGATTAATGCTGGGCCATAGCAAATATGACGTTCATCAGAAGAAAGTCTAACACCAACTTCCTCTTGCTTTGACAATGCAACATAGTCCACTTCAATGGCTGGCGATTCAACCAATGAAATTGCATATGTTTCAGAATCAATTCCCACCTTATATCTTTTTATCTTTTTAGTCATGACAGTAATTTATTTAAACATATGTTATTTGGTAATTTTAATTCTAATATCCTTTTCTTTGCTCAAGATATTGAACAGCATATTGTAGGTGGCTCTAGAATCAAGCACCATACCAACTTTCTTGTTTTTTCCAACAAGGATGCATCCAAGACTGTCCTTTGCAGTATTTCCGCTGTGTATCCTAATGCCGCTGAATCCCTTGACATTCTCAATCAATGGCATCATTTTCTTGTACTTTGGGGAATATGTTATTTTTATCATATATTCCCCATAAGGTATGGCGGTCTCTCCATATACCTTCCTTGCCTTAATCTCATCATCATCCATTGAATCGTACAAGCCTCTGTCCCTATCCTCAATGGTATCGCAAAACCATTTCCCATCAATATACAGTTTTCCGATGGTGTATGTATCTCTGAATGCAATCCTCTTTAAAGTCAATATCATAATCTCTAATCGCTTTCAATGTAATAATTTCCCACTTCACTATCCCTTATCCACACAATTCTGCCAATATTCTCCCCTTTGAAGACAAAATGTGAGCCTTGAGGCGCAACATACTGGCAATATGGAGAATAAGTGAACGGATTCCTATATTTCTTAACTCCTATTGCTTCCATACTTCACTTCACTTGAATTTAAAGGTTAATTCCAATGCCTATGCCAACATAGCAATCAACCTTCTTATTAAACACCCCATAACCAACTCCAACTTGAGGTGATATGTAGAATAGCTTCTTCTTCACAACTGTGTTGGTAATGGTTATGGTGTTCTCCCTTATTATTTCCCTTCTATTTACCAAGAGTGAAATGGAGTCCACATTTGCATGAACTCCACTTAACCACATCTTCAAATTTACCGTATCGTTATTGTTAACCAAAGTATCTTCAAACGTCTTCCTCTCTGTTACCAACTCCATTTCATTGCCGTTAGAATCATAAACTGTGTCAACCTTCACTTTTTCAACATATTTTGGTATGATTTCCTTGACTTTGAACGTATCTCTATGATAGAATGTGTCAACCTTGCTTACAAACACTGTATCGCTTGTTTTGGAGCCGTCTGTCGGTGGATTGTAGTGTTGGTTGAAAACATATAAGGAAAAGAGTAAAAACACCATTAGAAGGCTTAAAAATACGTATTTTCCATTATTATTCATATTTTCTTTCTTGTTCGATGTCTTCTATACGCTTTAATTTCTCATTGACCTTAGTTTCAAAGTTAACCATTTGATTCTTGACGAATGATGTAATCCCGAAAAATGCTAGACCAGTACCAAGTAGGGTAGCACCAGCACTAATAATTTCAAATCCAATTGATAAAGTGATTACAAAGGCAAGGAAATACAGTAAAATGGCAGCAAATACAAGTACCGTACCATTCACAATCTGCATTTTCTCCCTTATTGATATGTTTTTCCAAGTTTCTTGTTCCATTTTACTATCTTTTAATAAACATATCATCAAAAAAAAGGAGAACAACCCTTGTTGAGTCATTCTCCTTTAATATGCTATTGGTATTTAAACATCAAGGCCAGCCATTACTTTAACATTGTTCACTTGTTCTGTTCTGTCGATGATGTCAACTACTGCAACTTGAACTGGTCTGTTTGAATAATCTTCAAATGCAGTAAGCATTCTATCATTGATGCTTATATCATTCCTCAAGGTTGGAACAATGCCTCCATCAGCGAACTTTGTCCTTACAGTTTGGATGTTTCTCTTAACCGTTGAGCCACCATAGAAATCAATCAAGTCTTCAAGATTTATTCTCTTCTTCTTTGAGTTGATGTAATCTAGAAGGTCAACATTCTTTGATGTAGTTACCTTGTTGGTGATATATTCACCACCTTCCACTTCTGCATGGCCACCAAGAACCTTGACACCGCCTTGAGCATGAGAATTGCCCTCAATGACACCACCATTTGCATACTTCTGTGCCTTAATGGTTGCAATCTGAACTGCCGTCATTGCTGCCGTCATTGCTGCCATTGCGAGGCCAACCCAAATTGGATTCACAGCCAATGCATTAGTTACTGCAAGAGCACCACTCATCATTGCTTGTGCTGTCTGTACCTTCTTTTGCTCTTCAAATCTTTTCCTTTCAAGCTTATCCTTCCTTGCTTCCATCTCCTCCTTCTCCTTCTCTACTTTCTTTTCTTGAGCAAGAGAAGCCCTCTGTGCATCTATCTCTGCATTCAGCTTCTCAAGAAGATGGTCTCTTCTGTCGCCTCTGGCCTTTGCCAAATCAGACTCTATGGAATTGACCTCATCAGCATGTTTTTGGGTGATTTCCCTTTGTTTATCAAGTTTTTCCTCATATTTGTCAATGAAGTCTTGCAAATTATTAAGCTCGTCTTCATACTCCACATCAGCATAATCACCAAGAGCACCTATCATAGAATTCAATGAAGAACCAATCTGACTAGCAATGTTACTTATGGACTGCATTGTGTTAGTGAACAACTGCTTAAGTGACGTTGATACGTTCATGCTAGTTTCTTGTGCTTGCGTCTCAATCGTCTTCAACTGACTAATCAACGTATCATAGTCACCAAACGAAATATTACCTTTCTTAAGTTCTTCAAGCAAATATGCCTTTTCAGTTGCAATGTGCTCCAATACTTGCTCAACGGTTTTTCCAAGGTCTGTAAGTTCTCTCTTCGTTGCCGCATAGTTGATTATACCAAGTGGAGTGTATTTCTCAGCCTTGTCAATCTTTGAACTGATTGAAGACAATGCGCTTTCGTTTTCAGATATAAGATTGCTGTAATATTGGGCTGTAGCAGATTGTCTGTCCTTAAGATTCTTCCTTTCAGCTTCCACAGTACCTTGTTTGAACTTGTTCTCCAAGGTCTGCATCTTATTCTGGTGTGTCTCCAACTCCTTCTCAACCTTCTCAAGATACTTTACATACTCTTCATTTAGAATTGATGTTAGCTCTTGCAGACGTTTTTCATTTACAGCCTTTTCTGAATCAGACAATTTGTTATATTCCTCCAAGAACTCTTCATAGTCAGTCTTAGCTTGCATATAACCCTTTAAGGCTGTAGCACCAGTTATATGAATATAGTCATCCCATGAAATCTTTCCTTGGTCAAGTTTTTCATCAAGGCCATTAAGCCACTTATCCATTGCCTTTCTAGAAGGTTCGAAATATTTTGCAATTTCTGTGGCTGACATTACTTTAAGAGCACCGTTATCTTTAGCTGTTTCATAGACTTTCTGTAGGTATCTTGGTTTTCCACCTATTTTGGAACTATCTGTTGCTTGGTCATATACTTCAGATATTGCCATCTTATGACGTTCTTCCTCAGCATCTCTTTCCATTTCAAGCTCATCTTTAAGCTTCTTCTTTTCAATGACCAATTCTTTGTCAGCAGCATCTTTTGTATACTCTAGAATCTTCTCATAGTATTTTACTCTCCATATAGTTCTAAGATTATATGCCTCGTACATGCTTTCAGAAATAATTTTGAGGTTTTTTTCTACGAAATTACCAATACCCTCATTCTGACTCTCTAACTCAACTAACTGTGCTTTAGCTTCTGCAAGTTTTTTGTTGTACTTTTCAAACAATTTTTGTGTTCCTTCTGACCAATCAGCATATTTGTCTGCCAAGGAACCTAGTAACTCTTCTAAAGCTCTAATATAATTCTTTGTGTTGATGTAGACCGAAACTATGTCTGCCTTATACTCACCTAAGTATTTCTTTATGTCAGATGAGTTATAGTCAATCGTCAATGTATTAATCTCGAATGAGTCATTAAGATTGGCAGCAGCACTGATGTTATTCTCAAGGCGAAGCTCATTCATCTTCCTCGCATATTCAGCTTCAGCTTGGTGCACTTGCTGTTGGATATTTAGAATAGAATCCCAATAACTCTTCTCTTCCTTGATAAGTTTATCATGGTAAGATACTCTTGCATTGAATATCTTTGCATCGTATGCCTTGTTTATCTGTTCAATCTGCTCATTGACAAGTTTGCCAGTTTTCTTTGCGTCTTCTATTCTCTTGTTTCTCTCAAGTTCAAGCTGTGCAAGCGTCTTGGTCAAACCTTGCTTCATTGCATCAACCTTCGCCTTTGCAATGTCAGCCTCAATATCCTTAACTGTCTTGCCAAGCGTTGCTCCATTATTTTTGGTCGTTTCAATCTGTGGTGCGAAATCGTTTAATTGATGTTCTCTATCAAATTCAAACGACTCTTTCATAATATTCCTATATTCTTCTTCAGCCGCTCTTAACTTCTTGTTTGCTTCTTCCCTTGCCTCTGCATCAGCTACTCTATCACCAACAACAGTATTAAACATGCTGTGATATTCTCCTTGGTCGATTTTTCTCTCGGTTTCTTGCAGTTCGTTGTAGGCTTCTGTGACTCTATTCAAAGCAATTTGTGCCTTTGCTTGCAAAAGCATTGACTGTGCATAAGCTTCTGACTTTTCGGCTAGTATATCATTCCATTCAGCAAGCGTCTTGTAGGTTCCAAGTTCTTTACCCAATTGGGAGTTAAGTTCCTTAACTAGCTTTTCCTCTTGCTCTGTCGTTCCATTGAAGTCCTTAACCTTAGTCGAATACGCTAACATCTTTGTTTTGGCTTCAGAGTAAGATTTTGCAGTTTCCTCATTTGCTTTTTTTAATTGCTCAGTTGCATCATCAGTTTTGAAAAGCCACTCACCAAGGGCTTGAAGACCTTCAACCAAGAATGCTACAGCAGTTAATACAACACCAATACCAACTGTCTTTAGGGCAAATGACAGAGCCTTTACAGCCAATGTAGCAGCAGCAGATGTGGTTGTAACTGCCACATTTGCAGCAGCAGTACTTGTTAAACCTACTTTTGCTGCTTTCGCATTGGTTGAAACACCTAACAATGATGCTGAGAACTTGTCAATGGCTGCATTTCCCTTTGCTAGAATACCACCAATAATACCTTGTTCAGTTTGAATTTGCTTATTGATTACCTCAATTCCTTGAAGAATATTCTGCAAAGCAACCAATTTTTGTATTGTCTGTTGTATCTGGTCATCATCAAAACCAAACAATGCTGCGAATCCTTCTGCTGTGGAACCTATGGCAATAAGACCTTGCATGGTATCAAGCATGTTGTCCATTGCAGCTGATGACATTTCCATGTCATTGATGTCAGACTTCAATGTTTTAACCACTTTATCCAAGTTACCGAAGTCTTCACCCATCAATTTTAGGGTATTTCGCTCATTGGTAAGCTCTTTTAACGCTTGTCTAGCATTGTCAAACTCCCTAACAGTACCGTTTACCTCAATTTGGAGTTTTGAAAAGTCTTGCCCCATAGAATTGGGATAGTTACCCACATTTCTTCCGAATTGGCCATATGCTGCCTCCAATTCCTTCAATTTTTCGGTCAAATCACCAGCCCTCTTGGTCAAACTGTCAAAAGCACCGCTTTCAATGTCTGTTGACTGCATTACTTTCTTGATGTCAGCAAGCTCTTGCTTCATACCCTTCATGGTATTTGCATAGTTGCCAGTTGAAAGACGTTCTGCTGCTGCCCTTTCCTTTGCTTCATCAGTAACTTCCTTCAAAATGTCCTTTTGCGCTAGTAAACTCTGGTAATCTTCCCTCCTAGCATCTATAATCTGCTGTTCTGTGTTATGTATTTGCTTCAGAAGTTTGTCTTCAGTCTGCAATTCAGCATTACGAGACCCACCACCACTAGAACTTGAAGAGGTGATGTTAACACTTCTGCTCTCCAATTCCTTGATTTTCTGCTCTAGGAACTGAAGGGCATCTGATAAAGCGTCAACTTGCTTGATTGACTGCTCAATACCATTAATCTGTATTGTGTATGTACGTTTATTTTCAGCCATTTTTATGAATTATTTAGATAAACATATGAAAAAAGGTAGGATATTTCCTACCTTTCTTTATTATTATACCTTCTTTATGAGCTTTAATTGCGTTGAATTAGCTCCACTAGGGTCATACCCACTTATTTCACTTGTATAATACAAATCCTTGTCAAAATGTACCAATGCCCCACCTTTAATCTCTATGTATTCCATTGGATTCAAGTAGACCTCGACATTTACGTAGTTTGAAGCCAACATTGGGTATATATTGAAGTATTCAGTAACAAGTGATGTCTCGGAATCCTTGTAACTGAGGTTTAAGCCCTCCATCTGGTTCTTTGGGACATACATCTTCACATGGTTGAAGGCGATTGTCGATTGTGTCAGCACTGTCCAATCGTTCTCAAGGTACAATTCATATTCACCTTCACTCTTCACTGGGCTTGTTGACCTAAACCAAAACCTTTGAGCCAAACCGTATCCATCATGCTTCATTGCTTCCTTGTAGCTGAAGCCGTCTATCATGTATTCCTCTTTCGATATGACTGGAATTTCCATATCAACGTCTTCTACGCTAGACCTTGGAACATACTTGAATACGTCATACCATGTATATGAGAACTGTGTCTGCTTGTTCTGAGAAGTTGTCTCATATGAGTCATCAGATAGCTTGATTACCGTATATCCGCTGTCACCCCATTCCTTCCAATCGTCATCGTTTATATGCTCTTGAGGCACTGACTCGTAGAAGCCATGCTCCTCTGTGTCTATCTTATACTTGACTGACATTTCCTTGGGGTATGATATATACGCACTTTCCACCTCATTGGAATTCACCCTATCGTCAATGTCAACAGCATATGAGATATTTTTCTTTATGCCCTTGTTGATGTTGATGTCAACATTGTTGCCGTTGAAATCGAACCTAAGATTAAAGGCATCTTGAATATTCTTCAGCCATTCTGATATTTTCATGCTCTTGTTTGTGAAGTTGAACAAGTTAAGCTGTGTAGGAAACTCAGTAGGACTTGTCCATCCATAATTCTTTGCCCTCAAGTCATATATGCTCTTTGGTGAAGCAGCCTCAATTGTAAGGTCGATATTTGCGGAAACGCTATACGTTATAGGTGTGCCACTCTCATCATAGTATCCCCTCCTTACAGCCATCAACTCAATTCTGTCACCCTTATTCAGCCACACAATGCCATTTATGGAAGTATTGCATGTGTTATTCCATTGAACATAGCTTGATGTTGGAGCATTAGGCAGTGCGTTGGCATTCTTGTCTGAAGCCTCATAGTGTATGTTGTACGAACTGTCATAGTAAACCTTCTGATAGCCTTGCTGCACATACAATGCATCTGTCCTATCAGCATAGGTGGAAGACCAAGAATAGCCGTCCTTGACGAATGAAACAGTACCTATGCCATCTTTGCTTCCCATTGTTGTCATACCACAAATGAATATCGGACTCACCACTGGGTCATAGCACATTATTGTGTTACTATCATTGACGTATCCAACATTGGCATCAGAACGCTTGTACGAGAAATCACTAATCTCATCCGCTTTAGTAGGAGAAGCCCAAAAGAAGTTGGAACTTCCCGCCTTTTCATGAGGGAAACAAGTCACCCAATTGCTGAAATTGGAATTAATACCCTTGTTGCATTCTGTCAAGTGGTCTGGATTTCCATCATGTACCTTGATGTTGTTCTTACCCTTTATTAACTCAAGGTTTTCATCATAATTCCTTACCAACTGTATCTCTATAGGAGTAGATATTCCCAAGTTTGGCTGAAATGTTATCGCCTCTTCAACTGCACCCATTGACATTGCATTAACATTGTCATTCCAATTACATACATATTGCAATGCTGTTATACTGTTATTCTCCAATAACGCCACATTAGCAGTTAGAGCAATCTTATAGAAACCATCAGCAGGAATGTCAACGTATTTTCCATTTGGCATATACATCGTTGAATCATCCCCAACAGTGTATGTTCTATTGCCATCCTTGAACAATGGATTGATGAATACCTCTGAGAAATTCCACTCTGGTTCATTGTACGTAGGTGGATTCATCGAATAATCCCAATAATAGCCACCAATTTGGAAATAAGGAAACCTTAAGTCTTGTGGAAACCAATGCTCATTGCTAGTGTCTTGAAGAGAGGATGAACCAGTCCATTGAATACCAATATGAAACTTACCGAACTTTGGATTACCAATATTCCAATCTGGCTTCTGTTCATCTGCCAAATTCGTTGAACAATATATGGAAGTCAGTATGTGGTCTGTCAATGCATCACCACCAACAGTATAGCCCTTGTACTCGAAGCACTTCTTCATTTCCTCAATCATGTTCAATGATGGATAGAATGAATTTAGGAACCATTTGTTATACTCGTCAATCTCGTACTTCGATGTGTAGTCACCATTGTCCTTTGGTTCTTTGATGAAAGCCCCATATGATATAAGAGGAAACCAATATTTCTTGCTAGCATCAGCATTTACAGCGTTAATCGTACTAGCACCACTAAAATCAACCATCCATTTAACATCAGTCAATACGGCATCACCGAATATGTCTTCCAATGTGTCAACCTTGATGCTTACAAGATTACATGAATACATCTTGCTCTTGCCATTGTACTTCTGTATCGTCAACGAACCGTCGAATATCAAGTTTCCATCAGAATACACTTGTGCAGAATACCTTGTACGGAACTTGTTAATCTTGGATAGGTTGTTGGCGTAATCCAATATCTTGTCATTGTTTGGTGTAGATGGAATGTCAAAACTATAGGAATACTCAGCTTGCTTCGTTGATGTCTGCGTAGGATTGAACAATACGTTGTTAATCCTCAAATGCAAAGACTCTTGGGACTCCAATTCCATTAAGCCACCATTAATGTATAGTTCTATGTAATGTACGTTACTAATCATAATAATTAAATATCTGAGTACTCATAAGTGAGTTTAGCTGTGTAAATGTTGTTGTATTGCTGGTCTTCAGCAACCTCAATGGACTTTGGAATGATGTAGTACGTATTGCCGTTAACAGTTGTCCACACCTTCTTAGACCTCATCAATGAGTTGAATATCCATTTTCCATCCTCTTCCATCAAGTGTGATGTCAATGAAACCGTCTTCTTGTATTCATTTGAATAAATCATCTTCTTTTCGAAGTACTCAGTGTCATAGTAGTCGAAGACATTCTTCTCATACGTCTCAATGTTTACACTGTCGGACTCGGAACGGTTGCCAGTGAAGTCGAAGAAACTGATTCCACCATACTCGTTTCTCCACAGTACCCTCTGACTGTATTCCGTTGCCTTCAGAGGCTTTATAATGTTGAACCTTGTAGTCTCTGAGCCAATGGTAAGGTCAACATAATAACCATCGGTAAACGCTGACTGCGGTACGGTTACGCTAGTGTCCACAATCATGTTTGAAGTTGTTCTCCTTTGGGTAATTCTTCCACTGTTCCATACCTCATTGAAAGCACTGTCCTTGACTGAGATAATGGCATCCCAACCGCCAGTGTCAAGACCGCATAGAACCGTATATGGAATGGTACTAGAATACGTATATAGCTTCATTGTACCATCACTGCCTCTGTCCTTGTTAATAAGCATCTGCGCACCCTCTGCCGTCATGTACTTCAAACTCTGATTCGCATGGTATCCAATGGTTGTGTTGCCACTCACACTTCCCAAGTTGCTACATTCACCATCACCGCCTATCAACTCCAAAGACAATGTGTATGGCTGCGTATAGCCATACCTTGAGATTGTGGCCAGAAGTGGACTAACATCAAACGAGCAACTGTCACCATACCAATTCTTTTCAAGTGTGGTTACATAATAACTACTCGCTATTGTTGAGCTACTGTATACGTCAATGTCAATCTTTGAATTGAAGAAACTAGAAGATGAAGTTCCTTCTGTAACCTCTGCTGTAAAGTTTCCATCTGGCAAGTTGCTTTGTATCGCACTTGCGGCTGTCAAACCCTTGCTGCCAATCGTCCTTGCAATAAGCGAAACGGTATTGGTGCCAGTGCGAATGATGTTGAAATCAGCATTAAGACTGCTACAGTTTCTCAATGCCCTACAAACTGACATGGCAGTACTGTCTTCATCAGAACTTATGAAGAATCTCTTGTTGTTTGCCATAGAAGCATCCATTACATTCGTAACAGTTTCACCAAGTATACTTATATAATACTGGCTATCTGCCGTCACAGATTGCCTAATATTACCCTCAAAAACAAGAGAAATGGAAGCCTTTGTGCCAGACACATATTCTTCAACTTTCAAGATGTTTGGAACCTCTGTGAAAGTAAGAATGTTAGATGGCTCGTCAAGATTATTATATGTTATTGTCATACGTTAAAAAAATCATTTATCATTGTCATTATTTCGTCAAATAACTCTTCTGACCAAGCATTGTCCCAAGCATAGTCAATATCCTCAAATACCTTGTACATGAACGGTCTTGGAGCTATGCCGTCCCTAGATATTGCCCTTCTTATAAGATATATGGTTGAATTGTCAGTTGGAATGCCATGCTTCCTTGCCCAATCCACAATAGGCTTCACTGGAGGCATCTTCGCACCCTTCCTTCTTCCACTCTCAATATATTGGATATAATCGTTGAGCAATATGTCAAACACCAAGTCACCGTCATTGGTCGCTTTCACTTGGAGACTCTTGTACAAGTCAGAACCAATAATGGTGTTTCTGCCAACCTTCTTGTTTATGAGGTCTTCACCCTCCATGACAGCTTGAACAAGCATCATAATGTCCTTTGTGAACGCCATTACTAGTCTATCTATGTCCATAATTAACAAATCCTATTTGTTGGGAGGGTGATTGGATTTATATCTATATCACCAATCTCGTTATTGTCAATATCTATCTCATCGTCTTCATCATCCTCATAAGGCTCATCGTTGAAATTTTCATCCAACGTACATAAGTTCACTGGATTCGGCATCTGTAATGTAAGTGACAGCTTGACCCCACTAGCGTTATCGTCAGTGTAGTGGGACAATGTAAGGATGCTATAGTCATAAATGCTTAGAATGCCCTTATATGCGTCCTCAACATCTATCTTGGCCATGATGTCACAAGCTATAGTATAGGCATTGTTCTGAACATCTAGAACTGTTGTGTCTTCACCAACAAATCCAAGGATGTAAATCTCAAACTTCACCTTGAAAATATTTGAAGTAATGTTAAGCTCATGCAACGAAACATCATCGACATACACTTGGTACATCTTGTTGTTGTTCTGAGCATTGTTCAATATCTCACTCTGGTATCTGAACGTCCTAACACCTTTGTGTCTTAGTGAAATATCCTTTATTATATTTATTACGTCTTTTAACATATTAATTGTATTTCATTAAACATATGAAAAAAGGGTAGAAATTATCTACCCCTTTTAGATTTTCTCCTAAGTTCTTGGAATTTGTCCTCAGCTTCTTCCATCTCTTGCTTGCCAATCAGATAAGTTAGGAATGTCAACGTATCTGTCAGATACTCTTGTTTGACTTTAGCAACTTTCTCAATTTTTTCATCCGCAAGTTCAAAGAGAGTTTTTTGAAAACCCCAAGATTCTCCGAATTGTCTATACTCTGCTGAATGTGGTTTAACCCTTCCTCCACCTCCGAATACAAGAGGGAATGCGTCTTTCGTACTACGTATAAGTTTAAAAAAAAAGCAATCAACGGCAACATCTTCATCACTGGCTGCTTTCCCATCAACTCAACCCTCTTCTCAAACTCTTCTGCCTCAAACTTAGAATCATATATCTCACCGTCCTTTCTGCATAGAACAGCAAACACCGAAACGTAATCATGAGGGTCATTCTTCAGAATTGTGTCAATTGAGACGAATTCACCAGTCTTGAGCTGTTCCATTACATTGATGCCATACCTCTCACCGTCAATCTCAATGAAATTGGAAGGCTTAACATCCTTTGGCTTATCCTTCAAGAATATCAACTTGTTCATAAGCTCATTTGTGAACGTAATCGGCAATGCATTGATTTCATCCTCACTCTTATTGGTGAAGATATGCAATACTTCCCTAATGTTGAAACCCTCGTCCTTGTCAGAATAGTATTTCTCAATGTCTTGGAACATCTTCAACGTCAATTCATCCCAAGATGTCGGCACATTCCACTCTTGAAAATCAATATTTCCATCTTTATCTACTATCATAATATTTAATATAATAACTTTTGCTTAGTTTTAATGAATTTCAGTGCATTAGCACCATTGTATTTGAAATCATCCCTACACTTAATTGCAATTGCAAGACTCATACATCTGTCATCATGGCTTCCATTAGCTCCTTCAAACTGCATTTTTCCAGTCTTGCTGTATTTAACAACGAATCTTCCAAGTTCTGCAAACAATCCCTTGTCATCATTATTGAAATATATATCTTTATTGGCGATTTTAACAGCCAAATTGGATATTATCTCTTCCTTTGATGCATTAGTCGTAGTCCATTCGTATAGTTTACTCTTATTTCTTACCAACTTCTTGATTTCATTTATCATTGGAGTGCCAACACCATTGTTTTCCAAGTATGCAGCGGTTAAGTTGTGTATGGAATTGATAATATTGGCTATTTTCTGATATTTCATGTCCAAAGTACCTTCAATGATATGCTGTTTTATTTGCATTGACTCATTTACAAGCGTTACAACGGTTGCATCAGCACCAGTTGAAGACAAATCAACTCCAATCCATGTCTTTTCCCTATCATTAAACGCATAATCTGTGAAACAATTCTCATAACCTTGGAAAAATGTAAGAGAAGAATCTAGGAATTCAACTAGAAATTCCTCTGAAAAACCAACTGGAGATACACTTCTTCTAATTGCTTCAATTTCTTCACTATCTAGAAGCTCATCATCATAAATAGTAGCCGTTATCTCCCTATAGCCTTTCTCACCACTAATTGCCTTAAGATACATGTCATAAAACAAACCCCTCTTACCCTTTGGAGTTGAAATACATAATACCTTTGGTTTCCTAGCTTTGGTTATTGGCATGATAATTGATGACCAAGGTTCACTTCCATCTGGTAATCTGTCTGCATAAAACGCACATTCATCAAGCACAAGTATACCATCAACTGTATAACCTCTGATTGAGTTGGGTGAATCCATTGAAAATGCTTGAAACGTAGAGTTATATATTGTTTCAATCGTCAATGTGGAAGAATTGGCTTTCTTGATAATTCCAGTCGGCTCTAGAAGAGTAATTAACTCCTTGTATACTTTTCTACCTTGAGAAAATGTTGGAGATATGTACGCATTAAAAGTCTTACTCTTACATAAACTCTCTATAATGCATATTTCACTAAATACCGTTTTTCCGCTAACATTGCCTACTCCATCTTGCAATAAGAAATCTTGTGTCCTTGTCATGCAAAATAGAATAGGCTTCTTGCTGTTTTTTTGTTAATTTTATTTGAAAATTTATTTTAGGCATATTTCCATAAAAAGCCATGATGATGCGAATATTTCCCTTGGCAACAGCACTTAATACCTTCAGCACAAAACCCACCTTCTTTGGCCGCTTCACTAATTGAAGGCCATTGATGGATTAATGCGCCAGTTGTTAGGTCAATCTGATAAACTCTTTTGGCTTGTCTATACCTATTTGCCTCACCAATTTTTCGCTTATTTTCCTCAGATAAATGATTTCCGTAATTTGGATTTTCTTCTCCAAACTTACGAAGTCGCTCCCTTGTTATAGGATTATTGCAGTTATCCTTATGAGTACCAATAGTTAAATTGCTAGGTCTATTATCACCCCTATCAGCATTTATGTGGCTTATATCATATAATCTACCGTTCTTATGTCTAGGTAATTCATCCTTGGTTATATTATTTGAAATACAATACACCACTTGATGAAACTTGTCATATACATTGCCTTTGTCATCCGTTATATTACAAGCGATATAACCGTCTTTCCTTTTTCTTATTGATAACATCCTTTCGCTTATGAAAGAGTATACGGTTGAATTATCAATGTCAATGTCATACTTTGAAAAATTATTATATATCATAGTGTTAGATTTTTAGCAAAGATATGTAAAAAATGTTAATTTTCCAAATTTTCCTCTTGGTTAAATCCAAAATTGACGACAATTCCACCTTCATCACTTCCATTAATTTGAATGGCTGTTTGAGGCTTGTCAATTCCACCTAATTTAAGCATTTTATCTAGTGCTCCAAGAGCATTACCTCTGTCATCATTTTCTATTGCATCTGCATATAATGCCAACAATTTGGCATATACATCAGCCCTCAAGTCCTTCATGTCAGACTCAAAATCATATTTCATCCTACTCTTTGCGGCAATATAATAATCCCTTGCCATTCTATCCTTAACTGGCTTTTTCTGACCTTCATATTGGCAATTCTTGAGCTTGAGGATAATGTCAGAAGTAGTTTTGCCGTTCACCAAATCACAGTATATTTTATCAACCAAATCATCTGCCCTTAACCATCGTTCTTTAGCTATAGGATTAACTACCCTCTCAGCATTATATGCCATTTCTTTACGTTGCTTGAATGTTGGCAAACTATGTGATTCTGCTAGCATAACTTATTACTTTTTCTTTGATTTCGTTATTTTATCTTTTGGTTGTGTCTCTTCCTTAACTTCCAAACTCTTCTTGAACTGGTTCAATGCTGTCTCTAATTCTTGGATTCTTGCCCTCATGCAACTGCCACAATTGGTAGGTGGTGCATTCTTCTCTAGAACCCTATTATACACATCATTTAATTGTCTTGAATCAACATAATAACCTTTGTTCTTAATCTCGATGAATTTCTCCACCATTGTTACATCATCACTTGTCCATTTCATAATATTAAATGTTTTAAATCTTTATTGTTTTCTTCTTCTGGTCAACTATAACAGCAATCACATCCAATACGGTTAGAATCGCTCCTACAGCCATTGTAATGTAGAGGTGGAATATTATACCAACTGCAAGGTAAAAAGCCATCAGAGACCAAAATGAAAGGCATTTGCGGCAACTGTATGGCATATAGTCTAGGAATGTTGGCAATCCCCATACCTCTGTAATCTTCCAACATATCCATTTGATTGGAATGAATATTGCTACTACTATGATTAATTGTAATATTTGTATAAACATATATAAAATCAGATATTTTGCTTACACAAGGTCTCCATACATCAATGCGAATACCTTGTTTATTTCTTTCTTGGTGACATTTTCCTTAACCCAATTCTTAACGTCTACCACCTTCTGTCTGCATTTCTTAGCTTGTGTCTTCTCTTGCAACTTCTTATAAGTCATTTGAGGAATGAGATACTTTAAACGAAATAACAAGAAATGTTCTGCATCAAAGTTATCTTCCACCTTTGTTAATATGTACAATGTTGCAAAGTCTTTATATAAATCACTTAGAAGCTTTACCCTTTCTGGTGTATTATTCTCATTATACCATTCCTCATACACATCATTGATATTATCTGAGTTATAATTCATATCTCTTTTTGACACTCTGCAATACTGTTTTTCTCTCTGGAGATTCTGCTTAAAACTTCTGAAGAAATAATTCTCAATTCCTTGGTTGGTAGTATCGTTTAACTTTCCTTTCTTCTCAATTGCTGTATAACATGATAGGATGGTATCTGAGAATATGTCTTCATCCCATTGGTAATCTTTCTCTGTGCAGAATCTTCTATATTTGTGTTTAAGGGTATTATAGTGGTCATTTATATAATTGATAAATTTGTCTTGGTCTAACATGGTTTCCTTACTAGCTTGTATACGTTATTTTCCTTCTGGTATATCCAAGCATCTGTAAGTAATAACTCTTCTCTCTTTGCTAGTTCAAATCCTTGATATAACTTGGAATATATCTTCTTTACCGCTCTTCTAGGTCTCTGTTTCAACCTTGCAAGGTTATATAATACTACATAATCATTTTTTAAAAAATTGACATACAAGGGGATTTCCTTGTCAATCACATAATCAAGCAACATATCACCTATCTTATGGCTCTCAATGAATATAGAATCTACTATATATGTTTCAGCAGACAGTTTCAAATCCTCTGTCAAGTCTGCATCCCTATACTTTAGTTCTATATTGCAATACCTACCATCTGTTGTGTAGCCACTTGCATCAGTGTAATGTGCCTTTTGGGTTTGACCTAACTCTGTTAGATGTAGAATTTGGTCATTAAACTCCTTAAGTAAAATATAATCTTTTTCCTCAAATTTTAAAGCATAGTCTTTGTCCATTTGTCCAGTTTGTGTGTTAGTCTGTCAAGTTGGAATATTATACAACCCAACCCAATTATTATTATCCATTCCATATTTAATAGGTTATTTTATATATAAATATCACCAACTTTCAAAAAGTACTCATTTTTTGAAAAAAAAATTTATAACGCACACCATGACTGGCACCAACAAAAAATAATAATTCGTAACTATACTGATATTCAGTCACTTAACAAAAATCCCAGTAAGTCCACAATGAAGTATCCATAGCAAAATTATGATATGTTATAAATTCATGTAAGTAATTGATTATAAATAATTAACAGAGAATATTTGGTAGAGTGGATAAATAGCACTACCTTTGGCAATTGAAAATATAACTGGCACCATAAAGCGGAATGTAACGTATTAATTTCAACAACAAAATGAGTCAGAATGACAGATGTTTGAACATATTAATTTCAACAACAAAATGGTTCTGATTTCAACAACAAAAATTAGTCTGATGAGTCAGATTTCAATGGTGAAAATGGTTCTGTCTCTGATGGTAAAAATGATGTGGGATATTACAATTTAAAAATTAAATTAAATAGATTAGAGTTATGAAAGTTTCAATTGCTGTTATCAAATTGGTGTTGCGTACCAACAAGGTTCTTGCTGATGGTACACATCCAATCATGTTGAGGGTATCGTTCAATGGAATGAAGGAACGAGCTACTGGGTATTCTTGTTCTGTTCGTCATTGGGATAAGAAGAATGAATGTGTGAAGAAGGGTTATCCAAATTTCGTCATTGTAAATTCTGAATTGAAAAAGCAAAAGGATGAAGCGATAAGGAAGAGGGATGGTTTTATTGCTTCTGACGAGGTTTATACGCCTCAGATGATACTTGCTAGGGAAGATGTTAGGAATGCTGTCACAAACGATTTAAAGGGGCTTATTCAGCGTTACATTGACGAGAAGGGATTGGAGGCTAGGACAATTGAGAAGTGGTGGATAGTACAGCGTTCAGTTAAGTCATTTGCCAATAGGGATGTATTGGTTAATGAAATGAATGAAGGTTTCTGTCGTAGATATGGAAGATGGCTTGAGGATAAAGGATTTACAAGTGGTTCAATTAGGAGTTATTTGAGCAAGGTTGTAGCGATATTGCATTATGCTAATAGTCTTGGATTGATTGACAAATATCCATTGGATAATTGGAAATACCATAAGGACTATAGAGAAAGCAAGAGTGAGTTATACATTCATTCAAGGACTTTGGATGTAATGATGGAGATGTTCATTGACGAGTGTATTGAAAGGAAGAATGGTGGATGGAGTTATAGGGATGGTGTGATTGAAGATTTGATGGACATTCATTCATCGTTATATGGTAGGTATTTGTACATAATTGGAGTATGGATGAAGGGTATTGCTCCAGTTGATATATCGTTGTTGAAGAAGAAGGATTTAAGGGTTATGGACATCAAGGGGAATTCTTATTATGCGATTGATGGGAGTCGTAGCAAGACTGGAATGTTATATAAGGTTAGGGTGTTACAGAATTGTATTGAGAGCAATGTATTGATTCGTACAATGCTTATGTTTGGGAAAGGTGAATATTTTCTTCCAACTCTTCAAGATTACGTTGGTGTTAATGTGAAGAAGAGGGTCAACAATGTGTACACATATCATGGCAATCATTTAAGGGAATGGTTCCAAAGGATAAATGAAGAAATTGCAAAGAGGAATGTAGAGAACGATGATAATATCCCATTGATTGATTTGGAGTGTGGTTTTTATTCATATAGGCATAGTTTTATAATGAAGGAGTTGCAGAAGCCAACGGTTAATTTATTGGCATTGGCACAGACTGTTGGCAAATCATCGAAGACATTGCATCAGTACATATCATATCTTGGTGATGTTGATTTGGTATAGCGTTGATGGGAGGCAGTCATATTACTGTCTCCCACATCTTTTTTAATAATAACTAAATACAAAAAATAAGGATTATATATATGTTGTTATGCATAGAAGTTTCACCTTAGTGAGTTGCATATTTCCCTTATGAATTGTTTCTCTAGTGTTGCTAGTTTGGGATTGATTGTTGTCCATCGAGTCCATAGTTTATTATAGATGAAGTCTTTAAGTTGGTCAACTCTTGCGTTTCTGCTTCTTGCCAGATGGCATACAAGTTTGTCCTTGCAGTCAACTTTATATTCTATATTTGGTTGTGTCAAAGGTTTAACGAAGCATCCACTGTTTCTCTTTATGTTTACATTTTCGTCATTTGGTTTGACTGACAGATTCTCCAAATCCGCTTGTGTAAGTTCCTTAATGCTAGGATAGAAACCGTTCTTGAGTGTTTTGCCGTCCTTTAGTGCGTACCTTATAGTTTCTAAGGAAACTCCGCATCTTTCTGCTGTTTCCTTGATTGAGTTGAATTTCCCTATATATTCTTGGTTATGATAGAGGTAAATTGTCTTTGCATTGTATTTTCTGCCTTTTCTATCTGTGTCCGCATGTGTTGCTGCATATCTTTCCTTTGCTTTCCTCAGAATTTCCTCTCTGTTTGCTTGGTATCTTGCTTTTTGTCTTTGTTTCTTTGCTTCAAGGTCTATCGCCATTTCTTAGATTTCATTTTTGCTTTAGTTATTGCTTTTTTGGCTTCCTCAACTGTATGGTATCTTTTATAGTCAAAATAGAAGCCGTCCTTAATTCGTTGTTGAAGACAGTATGAAGTTACGTTTTCCCATCTCATTGAGAAATAAGGCTCTAGGAAGGCTGCTATTTCCTTTGCTGATGCTCTGAGTATAAGTTGTCCGTCTGTGTTGTACAATGAGCGCAGAAGGGCTTTTCTGTTGTTTGTGTGGCGTTTCTTTTCTTGTTGTTCTATTTCCCATTCCTTAAGCTCTTGTTTTCCCTTCTCTATGAGTGAATCCCATGCTTCCCAATTTATTTTGCCTTCACCTCTTTCCTCTGCTTCTTTTAATTCTTCTCTTGTATAATATAAATCAAGTTTAGGTTCATAAGTTGGTGTTTCGTTGACCATTTGGCGATATGTTTCTTGCTGTTTCCTTATTTGTTCCTTATGGTCTTGGTAGTACTTTCTGTAGTATTCTTGTCTGTTATTCATAACTGTTTTTTATAATAAATAGTATGAAGTTCCAAAAAGTACAAGGGTAAGACATATTTTTTTGGTGAAAAATAATGTATGGAATTATGGAATTACAAAGTATTGTCGTTACCCTCATACACAATAAATAAAACACACAATTTATCTACAATGCAAAGATATGGAAAATATGTGGATTATCCAAATTTTCTTTTAGTTATTTTTGGATTTCTCAACTTTTTTTAATAACTTTGCAAAAATCAAAGAACTTTTTGATTTAATGTGATATTTATTAATGAATAACATCTAGCTAATGTTGTTCTTTTGTTCGAGGGTAGAGGTTCAACGAAGACCTTATTATTTCCTCTACCCTCTTTAATTAAAAAGGTCTTCAGTTGAATAATAATAATAAGGTAATAACTAAACAATTATGGCAAACAAAAAAGTAACACCTACGGAAGATTTCTACAGATTTCTTCCCAAAAGAATTCAAGAAAGTAAAAAATTGGAATTGATGGAAAAGAATGTAATTGCTACATTATGTTTTTTCCGTTTAAACTTCAGCAACTATGCTGAAACACACAATGATTGGTTCTATATTGACCAAAAACAAATTGAAGAAGGAAGTGAATGTTCTAATGCAACATTGAACAGAGTGTTAAAGATGCTTGAAATTAAAACTTTAATTCAAAGAAAGTCTGGCACAAAGTACCGATGTACATATTACAAACTACACCCCAAAATAGTTGAACTATTACCAAAAGTGCCAAAAGTTGATGATGAGGAATTTATGCTTAATGAGACACTATATCCCTCCATTGAAAATAATGAGACACTATATCTCCCTAGGGAAGCTAATGAGAGACTATATCCCATTAATGAGAGACTAGATAAGAATAGATTAGATAAGACTAGTCAAGTAAAGACTAGTCTTATCGTAAATAATATAGAGAAAAATGATGATTTGGAAAATTCTTCTTCAAAAAGAATTTCCAAATCAACTGATGAACTTGAAAGTGTTGATGTGGAGGCATTGTTGACAGAATGGTATTTGAAATTCAAGGAGTGTAAGAGTCTTGAGTGCCTTGAAGTGTTGAAAGATGAAGTTGTTAGAGCGTTTCAGCCTTTATGTGAGATGGGATTGGTCTCTAGTGAGAGAATTGATGATAGGGTTATCAACAGAATGAGGCAAACGGAAACAATCCTCAAAGCTAGAAGCGTCAGAACATAATAATATAAAAATGTATACCAATGAATTTAAAATTATTGAACAAAGCTATCAAGGACACAAACGGCAATGAGTTTAAAATTCTGTACTACATACTCAATAAAAAGTCTCTAGGAGTATCTGAGTTTCACAAGGAAGTGGTGGTTAAAGAGTTGAATATAACACCAAGGAAGTTTGGTTTAATCACAGATTCTCTTGTCAAAAAAGGCTATGTAACCAAGAAGACAAACAGCAAAGGTGATATATACTATTTCGACATACACTATTCAACAAGCCCTTGCAAGTCAAGCAAAACAACCACAGCAAAGGAACAGTATCACCAACAGCTAGAACATCCTCTATGGCTAAAGAAAAGATTGGTTATACTAGAGAGGGATGGGTACAAGTGCAGACTGTGTGGTTCAAGTAGTAATCTGCAAGTACACCACATAAAGTATTCCAACGGTAAAAATGCTTGGGAGTATCCTAATCTAGACCTCATAACACTATGTAAGGAATGTCATAGCAAAGTTCACAGTGACCTAAAACATGAACTAAATCCATACAACACAAAATAATTTTAAACTTTTTTAGGTTAAAATTTGTTTATTTCAATTTTTGTCTATATCTTTGCATCAGTTCGATGTGTGGTTAGTCAAGGTTCTTGAAGTCTTTCCTTTATACCCAAAAAGACTTCAATTTATTTTAGTAATTTAATTTAAAAACCTTAAACAATTTATCTTATGACAACGAAGAATTTAATCGAAGAATTAGCATTGCAAGAGTCTCTACTGTTTGATGAGCTTATAGAGGCTGCAAGGGAGAGTGGTTCAACTAATGGAGTAATAATAGAAGGAGGGAAGTAACATGGAAGGCAGAGCATTTATCTCAAACCAATTGGCTTGTGTGCTTCATCCACTGCCATTGAAGGTACTGTTCTACATCGTTAGTTGGAACAAGCCTCAGAAGTACTACCCTAAGAACATGGCAAAGGTTCTACACATAGATGTAAGTGAGTTAGACCTTGCAATACAGAGTCTTGTAGACCATAACCTTCTATCAGTTACCAATATTGATGGTAAGTTTGTGCTAGAGGTTGAGAAGCAAGAAATAGACAAGTACGTAAAGATTCCGATGGAACGAGTCCTTGAGCATAACGGTTATCCCCTACCCAAGGAGATTACATGGAACAAGGCTGAAAGCACCAAGTCCGATGTAGATGACATGTCTGAGGATGAAATGAAGCGGATGTTGCTTATGATTCAAGCGAGGCTGAACGAGCGAGAGGAGGCCAAGAAGAGAATTGTAAATTATCATGAACCAACCGACTTACCTTTTTAGCCTATGGAAGAATGGAGAGACATTGAAGGATATGAAGGGTTATACCAAGTATCAAATCTTGGTAGAGTTAAATCATTATCAAAGGAATGGATTGGTGGAAATGGTTGCAAATGTTCCAAAGGTGAAACAATATTAAAACAAGGTGGAACTTCTTACAAACGAAGATACCAACAAGTAGTTTTATGTAAAGAAGGTAAATGTTCAAACAAAAGAGTTCATAGGCTAGTTGCTGAAGCATTTATTCCAAATCCAAATAATTATCCATTCATAAATCATAAGGATGAAAACCCAGAAAACAACTGTGTTGAAAACCTTGAATGGTGTGACTGTAAATATAACAACAATTATGGTACTAGAAATGAAAGAATGTCAGAATCTCAAAAACATGTTGGTTGCAAGTCGATATTACAATTTGATGATAATAACAATTTAATTAATATTTTCTTTTCATTAAGTGAAGCTTGTAAAGTTTTAGGGATTACATCAAGTGGCAATATTTCACAAGCTTGTCAAGGTAAACGTAACAAATGTGGAGGATATAAATGGAAGTATTTAAAAGATATGAATTTTGGGCTTCAGAGAATGGTAAGCCAGTAAAGAAATGGACTAATTTCTTCATATGGGATAGTGATAGCAGAGACCAAATACAGCTTAAAGGTTTTAAGGGCAATCACCTCAAAAACGAATATAAGTAAGTTTTAAATATCATATATTCAATTAATCTCTAAGACTTTTGAACTGGGGACTTCCTTTAGAGGGGTTGGAAGAAAAAGAAATCCCTATCTGGTTAACCATAACTTAATGTAAGTTGCAACTCCATTACAAAGGTCTAACGTCAGAGGAAGGAAATGCTAGAAACGCCAAGTTAATTGGCATCCAAGTCATTGCAATGCCTAGTAATCCTTCGTCTGATGTTTTTTTTTTTGTAAAAATTTGGTAATCCAAATTATTATACTTACTTTTGCATTATTAATTTTAAAACTATTAGACTGATTTAAGGTCATTTAAAAACGAAAATAAACTATGATTACGATTAGAGACAATTATGAGGATTATATCATTAACACAATCAATGATGCTCTCAAGTTCAATCAAAACCTTGAGGAAGGTATGTCACCAATCTCTTTAACTCAAATTGAAATTTCAAGAGGGTTATATAACCGACTGAAAGGTAATAAGAGTTGCCTTCAAACAGAGGATTTTACCATTGATGGTGTGAGTTATGAACTAATTGATAACTATGACTTGGGGTGCTATCTCCAAATAAGATATGTATAAATGAAGATGGAATTTGACAGAGAGTATTATATTGCGGCAATTTGTGAAAAGTATGCATGTGCTGATGATATTGATGTTGACGATTATTTCGCAGCAGTTGACAGAGCCATTGACAAGACATTGGAGATATATACAAAAAATGGAAAACTCTTGGTAGAAGATTGGGATATGTTCGACCAAGAGTTAGATACAAATGTTTT